CGAACGTCGTTACTACTACGCGAGGGCTTTGTGAACCTCTAAAGAACGTAGTAAGACGAAGCATTATTTCGAACATACACTGAGAAAATTGCGACCCATAGTAAAAATTATAAACCCAAATAAGATACGAATATCTTACAAGGGTTTAATGCATAAAACCTATGAATCTGCAAAGATTCAGTGTAAGATATAAATATCTCATTCAGGAAAACAATCGTTGTACGATTGTACCCCCACACGATCGCCGTGTGGTATCCTAACTCTCAAGAGAGTTTCTTCCGACTAGTTAACCTCATAGTAGAGTGATGTTTTAATTCCACCACGAATTTTGCTTTAAGACCTGCCCCAAAAGTCTTAAGATACAGCAGTAGGATCTCCGTATACGTACATAATTGGAGAGCCAACATATAAGCCTAACTGAAAATCTTCAGCAATACTCACATATTTGTCTATTCTGTAATCAGATTCCGACGTATTGTCCGGAATATCAAGCATCAGTTCATGAGCCATTTCTACCTCATTATAACGATTGATTTTCCGAGCTGGTAAGAATCTTTGTCCTCCAGTATAAAACCCAGTTTCGTACTCTAGACAAGGATTAACAGATATTGGAGTTACTGCAGTACCTCCCAAGCCCGATGCCATTGCATCCAGGCGCTGGGAACGCATATTTCCTACAACACCAGTGTAGAGGTGTTCATCACTTCCGTTGACTTTGCCAAGAATATTATGGCGAGCTACAGAAAATGCACCCATTCTACTGGCTGATCCAATAGTAGTGACAATAGCTTTATGTCTCATTCCACCCCTTCTGCAAGCGAATGCAGGGGTCAAGAAATTCAACAACGTAGTGCTACAAAAGTTGTAACCTGCAGTTGCAGGTACAGAATTTGTTGCAGTATCTTGTCCATTAGTTTCCCATCCTCTATAGAATGGAAAATCATGGATATCTAAAGCTACAGCACGATTGGAACCTGTAGTACCAATTCCCGCAGGAAAATAACAATTATGGTAGTTATACCTGCGGAGCAATTCCCTAAGAGAAACAATACGTTCACCTTGATATACAAGGTATTGATTGTTCTCAGGAATATGTTCCCCGGCTGCAAATGTTTCTACAGCCTCCACACAAGTGGGAGAATTGGAAGTATCCTCTGCAGATGCTAGTGTGGCATCTGGAGCCATTTCAGCCTGTTGGGCATGAAGGGAGAGCAAGGATATGTTTTTGGTTGTTGGAACAGCAACGGCAAAGTCATCACCGGCAGCGACCCAGACTTGGATTTTCACATCAGCAGCAGTGAGAGATGGCGTTGCCAACTCATTTACTACGTAAACTGAAATAGATCCATTGTCATATACGCCACCGCAGGTAACTGGGTTCACGTCATCGTAAACCGTAGAGCCTGTGATAGTCCCCAACCCAGCGTTAAAAGCCCAAGCGCGAATGTCAGCCCACTTTACCTCATACTCAAAATCTCTATTCTCAGAAATGTCAATAACTGTAGAGTAAGTTTGGTTAAA